CCGCCTGTAGCTACTTGCTGGAATGGCCCGACCTTCTCGTTCGCCACATCGACAGACATTCCTGCGACCTTGCCAGCGTTGAGCTCGTTCTTGCCCCCTGTTGGGTTAGCACCAATGTTGCGACCCTCTAAAGGTGTGCGGTCAAGCGGAAGCTCTGCGAGTTCTGTGATGTTCGTGCGCGTTCTCTGGATCGCGAACAAAGGCCCAGACCATCCATCTACATTAGCAGTAAAGGTGCCGCCCATGCGCAGGTAGGCAACGCCCGAGAAGGTGAGACGCTGCTCAAAGTTGGCAGAGGTGAGCACGGAGCCCTCATAGCGTTGGATGGGTGCAGCGTGAAGCGCAAGAGTCTCGCTTGTGAGCATCTTGAGGATGGGAACACCGCCAGCAGAGGAGCCCTTGCTCCATTGCGATGCAGCGACCCAGCTCGAGCCGTTGTAGACTACGAGGTCACCTGTCTGCGTTGCGCCGTCACCGATGACAAGCTCACCGAGGTCAAGCGACAGATTCGAGGACACATAGGTCGAGGAGTTGTTGCTCGAGTATACTACTCCGCTGGCAGGCTCTTGGCCGTCATCTACACGAGAGAACGCGAAGACGATGTTCCAGCTCTCGCTCTGATGGGCTGCCAAGGTGTAGACCGCACCGCTCTGTAGGTTGTACTTGTTGTAGAGCTCAACGGTTACCCTCACCGATCCCGTGACAGGGAGGTCGCTTGTGGTGATGGTCGTCACATCGTAGAGCAAAGCCTCACCATCGCCAACGCTCTGCGCTGTGTGGTCGAAATAATAGTAGCCCGCTGTCGTAGTCCATAGAGGCGTGCCGAAGGCTTGCGTTGCCGTGTAGCCGTTGAAGGCTCGGTTGTAATAGTAGTAGGTGCCTGGGTTCGCTGAGTCACTCACCCGAATCTGTGCGCGGTAGACTGCCGTAAGTGCGAAGATATCGTTCGATGAGCTGCCCGTGCTGCTCTTGATGGTGTAAGTAGCAGGGCCATAGAGTGCAAGCTGAACGCCCGAGCCTCCAGAGATGAAGCCAGCATCGAAAGTGCTATTTGTTGCCGTGTACTTGTAGGCACCGAACCAAGGCGAAAGGAAGCGCTGCGCATAGGTAAGCTCTACCTTCTTGAGTGCAGGTAGGAAGTTCCACTCGTTGCCTGCAAGGCGTGCGCCGAAGAGCGTCTGGTTCAAAGGCACATCGTCTTGAATGGTCAGCGTAGCGAGCTCCGTGCCGCTCTTGCTATACTGCACAGCGTAACGCGTAGCGGTGGCTCTGTTTCCTATCTGCTCAAAGACCCAGCGGCCATTGCTTAGGAAGATGCGAGAGTTGAATAAGGTGGCAATCTGCCGAATGACATCAAGACTCGAGGTGTAGACATTGTTGCCGTCATCGTCGAGGGATGTGAACAGACCTACATCTACAGCCGACAAGTACAAGGGGTCGTCGGTGCTTGAGTAGGTATGGTTAGCTTCCCACCAATCGGTAGAGGTCTCCAGGAAGGTCTCAGTCGTTCCCCAGAGGTCTGTCATGTCCGTGTTGTCCAGAGCATTGAGCAGAACATCGGTCACGCGCGTGAGTCCGAAGTCTCCCTGCGTGAATGCGTTGCTGTCGGTGTAGTTGATGCCTCCGAGTCGGTTGAGTCCGTCGGTGGCTGTTATCTCGTAGATGTAGGGCTGCGAGGCATCTTCCACACGGATGAGGTCTTGAACGATCCAGCCAGCCCAGAAGAGCTTGTAGACGATGCCAGAGGTAAGACCGAGCAAGGAGGTGACCTCTGTCGTGAGGCAGTCTTTTGCTTCGATGGTTCCACCATCAGCTAACACGCGGGCCTCATAACCTCCGACCGCGACTTGTATGGGTGAGTTGTCAAAGTAGCGCTCGCCTTGAAGCAATTCGGTCACCGCATCACGCAGACAGCCTGTACCTTCGACGGTGCCGCCATCGGCCAATACGCGAGCGACAAAGTCGTCAATGGCCTCCTGTGTCGTCTGCTTGTAGATGACGATGCGGAAGCGATTCTCTTGGTATGTCTTTAGCGAGTTGATGAAGGTCTCAAAGAACCCGTCATTGGAGTAAGCGCCGATGCACACTTTGGAGCCAATGATGGGGCTGACGATGTCATCGGTCTCTCCAGAATAGTCAAGCTCGAAGCCTCGAGAGTCTACTCTAAAAGAATAGATAGCACCGAGCCATTCGCTGTCATGTATCTCAATCTTATAGGAGTCTCCGTTGTCGCTTGTAAACTCGCTTTGGAATCGTATCGCCATAATTTAGAAGCCTCTGTAGCGTGAGCGTTCACGCGTTGCGCGTTCGTTACTTAAAAGGATGTCGGAGCCTTGAATGCGGCCCGTTACATTTACACTTTGAGCGCCTGCGTTCATCATGCCGCGCAACTTGTCCAAAGGAATGACAGCCTCTGGGCCGCGACCTTCGCCGATGAGGGCAAGCGTGGGGCCTGTGACGATACCACCCTCGGCCATTGCGGGGATGTTGTTCTCCGAGGCGGCGGCGAGCTTCGCCTTAACGCCTGCACCAATAGCAAGCAAGGCAGCGCCTGCGGCAAGGGCTACGGCTGGATCAAGCGAGATAGTGGCGAGCTTGAGTGCCATAAGACCCGCGCCATACTCTACAAGGATTTGCCCAAGCGTAGTGAGTAGACCAGCGAAAGAGCTCATAACGAAGGCACCGAAGTCAGCGGCAGTTGCTTGACCTACAGCCATAGCGCCGACCATCTCGGACATTCCTACGATGGTGTCGACGGCCATGCGGTTGATGGCAGCAGAGATGGCGCTGGTCATTTCCATGGCGGCGATTTGCAAGTTGGCGAATCCCTTGGGAAGGCTTTTGAAGACTGGAGCATCTTCGATGTCCAAGTCGGTGATTTCCTCCAAGCCCATGGCCACAGCATCCAGAGGTTGAATGGTGTTCTTGAGTTCCCTGCCAACCTCCGCGAACATTGCAGCGTTGAACTGCGACTGAAGTTCGAGTTGGCGCTCTACCTCCTCATTAAGAGTGCGGAATTTCTTCTTCGCGTCATCGGCATCATCGCCGAGTGTAGAAACGCCCGTTGGTTCTTCGCCAAGACCATCGTCAGCATTTGCCACATCGTCAACCGCGGGCATGAGCTCCTCCATCTTTTGAGTGAGCTCGGAGGTCTTCTTCGTTAGAGCATCAAGCTTTTGCGTCTTGGACACGATAGCGTTGTTCGTGTCTTCAATAGAGTTGCGCAGGTTGATTTCGTCTTGGTAGGTATCCCCACCAGCTGCTTCCAATCGGCGAAGGCGGTCAAGCTTGTCAACGCGTTGCTCTTCCAAAAGCAAAATGTCGGCAGCAATATCTGCCGCATCTTCCATTCGCTCATTCAAGACCTTTTCAACGCCTGCGAGTTTTATCTTTTGAGCGAACTGCTTGTTCAGCTCATCCTGCACTTTGGCAACCTCCTCAATGGCTGTCTTCTCCTTGCTTAGGTTTCCGACATAAGAGCCGAACTTAGCGTTGAATTTATCGATGAGGGTGTTTCGAGTCGTTTGGCTTGTGTTTTGATCCTTGATGGTCTCAAGCATCAAATTCGCCTCTGTGCGGTTCTTTATTAACGCCTTCGAGTTATCGTCTAAGGCAGTCGATTGCATAAACAGAAGGCCGCCAATAATACCAGCGGCAGCAGTAAATGCAAGGAGCAATGGGTTAGTGGCCAATAGCACCGCTTTAAAGGCGGCATAGGCTCTCGTTATGCTTCCGATGCCCATAATCATTGGGCCGATTATAGCGAGAGCAACACCAAAACCAACAGCGAACTTTTTTATCCCTGGGTTCAAATTGTTGAACGCCGTGATGGCTTTCGTGATACCATCAACCAACGGACGGAAGCCGAATGAAACAATCTCCCCCAATTGAATAAGCGCACCCTCGCCAGCAGATGTCATGGCCTTCATTGATCCATAGACCGTGTCGCCCATGATATTGGCCATAGCCTTAGCGGAGCCGCCAGCATTGTCGAACTCGGCGGTAAGTGGTGCAATCTGGTCAACACCCTTAGCCAATACAAGCAAGGCACTTTGAGCGGTACGACCTACTTCGTCCTTTGCATCAGCAAGTCCGATGCCTGCGTCTGCAAGTTTCTTGATTTTCTCAGTTACGGGTTCAGAACCCGTTCCGAGTTGAGTAATAATACGACGCAAAGAGGTGCCCGCCTGCGAACCCTTGATGCCTGCGTTGGCCATCACAGCCAACATTGCAGTCGTCTCTTCGAGAGACATTCCTGCGGAGTTGGCCACAGGAGCGACATACTTCATGGAGTTGGCGAACTTCTCCATATCCAACGCCGAAGAGCTGAAGGACTTCGCCATGACATCGGTCACGCGCGAAGTGTCTGCGGCATCAATACCATAAGCCCGAAGCGTTGAACCTGCAACCTCTGCGGCGCGGGCAAGGTCGGTGCCAGATGCTTGCGCAAGGAAGAGGGTCGCCTCGGTTACCTTGTTGATCTCATCAGCGGAGAAACCGAGCTTTGCGAACTCGGTCTGCAAGCCAGCCACTTCGCTCGCCGTGAAGACCGTCGTTGCTCCTAATCGTTTAGCCGTTGCCTCAAGGCGTGAGAACTCGTCGGTGGTAGCTCCAGAGACCGCCTTTACATTGGCCATCTCTTTCTCAAAGCTCTGGAAGGTGTGAACCGAAATAGCACCAAGCGCAGCAAGGGGCATGGTGATGCTTCGGGTCATTTGTCTGCCGACCGCTTGCATCTTGCGGCCTGTTTTGTCAATGGCTCGCTCTGCCTTGTTAAGGCCTCCAACAAGCGGCGCAATGTTGGCGAAGAAGTTGAGGTTTACCGACGAGAGGTTCATTTGCTACCGAATTTTTTGTTCACCGCGTCAAGCACTTCACCTCTTGACCACACTTTCTTTATTGTTGTTGTTTTCTTCTCCCATGGGAAAGTCATCAATTCTTTTGGCTTCAGTCGCTTCTTCGTATGCGGAGCGATAGTTACCGATGCAATCCACCGAGCCCTTTCCCAATCGGCTTGGTATTGCATTTCGAGCTTCTTGGAGTAGCCGTCCGACATGTTGTGAAACTCACGCGGAAGCATCTCGTAAAACTCGGACGGCCTTAGTCCTAAATGACCAAAAGCGTACGCCTCAAGGCTGTCCCATGTGGGTGGCTCCGAGGCTTTGCCGCCTGCGCTTTGGTCGGTTACTTTTTTTCGTCGCTGGTGAACTGCTTGTTGAAGGTGTCAAACGCTTTCTCGAGAATGCTGTTGTCCTCGTCCAGGAGGTCAGCGATGTCATCAACCAAAAGGCTGAATGGCATCTTCTCTTTGCGTGCTCCATCCTTAAAGCCGCACCACACCAACTTGATGGCGTGGTCGAGCGTTATGTTCTCTTGCAGATTCTGCAACTGTGAGAGAGTTGTACCTGTTACTGCCGTGAACTCACGCAGGGCGTTAAAGCCGAAGCGCACAGGGTAGCGCTTGCCGTTTACTTCAATAAATTCTACCATAGATTAAAAAAATAAAGGAGGCGGCGCTAACCACCCCCTTGTTGATTGAGTTGAGTCGATTAAGCTACCGTGCCTTCAGTCAAAGCGCCCGTACCCTCAAAAGAGAAGGAGTAGGTCACATTGTCTTCCATGCCAGCCTCTTGATCCAAAGAGGTCAAGAAACCTTGTCCGCTGTAGTATTTCTCGTCGGTGTCCGTAGAGCCAAATTTCACATAGATTTTGGTGCGGCCCGTGAGGTATCCATAGAGGTCAGAGTAGCCATCGCCAGAAGCGAGGTTGTAGGTCACCAATCCGTCGCCAGACAAAGACCAAGACTTTTGAGCCTCCAAGAGTTCACGCCATCCAGCGCTATCCTTGTTGCTCGTGTCCCGAGTCTCCATCGCAACTGACAGAGAGGCGCTTGTGCAACGGCCTACCGTTGAGTAGGTAGAGCCGTCCGTGCTGAATTGAATCACTACATCGGTAGCGTTCATGATGCTTGTACTTGCAGCCATTTTTATTCTTCTTTAGAAATTGTTTCCTTTTTAATGTAGAGCATACCTTGCTGCTCTAATTGTTCGGCGATCCGAATGGGTACTCTCACGCGCGACCCTGCCAGAATTACGCGTTCATTGAGAATCTCCCAATCTTTGCCAAGCTTGACTTCTTTCATCTTTTTATTTATTTAATTACTCGGAAAGTCAAATCGACCTGCGTCCCGAATGTTCTTTCGTCATCGGAGTACAAATCGCGTTCACCGTCATACTTGCAAGATTGAACCTGCACGCCTAAAATGGTCTCTTCCATTCGGATGAACGCGCTTCGCACATAAGAAATTCCGTTCTGCACATCTGCGTACCTTGAAGATACCATAGTGATGCGGACGAGAACATCGTCAATATGGGAGTCGCTGTCTTTTGACATTGAAGTTGTTACATTCACCACCTCGTAGATAGCAAAAGGCGTGGCCTGTCCTTGTGCGCCCACCATCGGGAACACGCGACCGCCGAACAACGAGCTGAGGCTTGCATCGTTGTCAAACTTGTATTTAATAACCTTCCCTATCATTTGTGTTTGTTTAGTATCCTTTCAGCGTGTTGCTTGAGAAGGGGAATAAACCCAGCAAGCACTTGGGGTGTTGCTGCTGCTTTAGCTCTGTCCGCAAAGCCCTTGTTTGAGCCTCTGTAGGAGCCATTGTTTAGGTAGCCATAGTTCACGAAGTGAGCAAACCAGCCGCCCTTTTCTGGGTCTTTGAACGAACCCTTAACTCGAGGCCCAACCCAAAAAGCTGAGAAGAGCCTGTTGTTTCTTGTCTTGGATCGCCCAATTCCGATGGACTTCTTGAGCGTTCCTTTTGGAATCTCGGCATAGATGCCGCCATTTCTGTAGACGGTGAACTGACCATCTGCATCCTTGATTTCGGACTTCATGGCTTTGACCGCTACGCCCAGAGACTTGCGTTGCATTTGTGCGATGTAACGAGTGCCAAGACCGCGCTGAATCTTCTCCAAGTCAAGAACGACTTTTTGAAGTTCCATTTGCAGCTTTCCCGTATCGAATCCGATGCCCTCCTTATTGCTTTTCATCAGTCCTTGAGTTGGGTGGTGATTCGCATGAAAGACTTTCGAGCATCTTCCTTGATGATGCTTTGGATGAGGTAGATGTTGCCGCCGTAGCTTATTCGCATTTGTTCATCAAGAACGCTTTTGTAGCGAATGATAAAGTCCACAAGCCGAGTGGCGACGAGTTGGTTGCCGAGCTCACCCTCTTTGCCCTTGCGTTCTTCAATCTTTG